AAAAGGATACGAAAAAGAGTCACCCACCCGTGGCTCTTTTCTTTTACCCAAAAACGAAACGAATGAGAGGTGGTGGTGATGGCAAGGCCGAGAAGCCCAAATCAGGACCGGGCATATGAAATCTATAAAGAGCATGATGGAAATATCACCAACCGAGAAATCGCAGCCATGCTCGGTGAAGATGAAAAGGTAGTGGCTGTCTGGAAAAGCCGCGGTAAATGGAATGTTGTACAACAATCAAAGAAAAGTTGTACAACAAAAGCCAAAGGCGGGCAGCCGGGAAATAAGAACGCTGTCGGCCATGGCGGCACCGGACCGCCGGGAAATAAGAATGCCGTAAAACATGGCGCATACGAACAGATATATTATGAGGCCCTTCCCGAAGAGGAACGGTCTCTTTTTGATTCTATCCCGGATACAGATGCATTAGACGGAGAAATCAGAATACTCCGCTTAAAGCTGGCCCGCCTGATCGGACGCAGCGAGATAAGGACATACGATATGTTTGGAGGGGAGCATAAGAGAGATATTACAGAGGCCGAACGAGAAAAAGGAATCCTTGAAGTTACGGCAGAACTGCGTAAGCTGATAAAGACAAAGAAGCAGATTGAAATAGCAGAGTTAAAGGCTGGCGGTGGAGATCCTGATGAGGTAGAGGACGATGGCTTCATGGCAGCACTGGCTGGGGCCGCAGCGGAGGACTGGGAAGATGAAGAGTAAGAGACAGATATTTCATTTCAAACCGTTCTCGCTCAAACAGCGCAAGGTTCTTAACTGGTGGTGTGATACGTCTCCTGTAAAGGACAAAGACGGGATTATAGCAGATGGCGCGATCCGATCCGGTAAAACAGTATGTATGTCATTATCGTTCGTATTCTGGGCCATGGCGAATTATTCTGATCAGAACTTTGCCATGTGTGGTAAGACAATCGGGAGCTTCCGGCGTAACGTACTGATGATCCTCAAACTGATGCTTCGAAGCCGTGGTTTCCAGGTTGCTGATCACCGAGCGGATAACCTGGTTGAGATCAGCCGTAATGGAGTGACCAATCACTTTTATATCTTCGGGGGTAAGGATGAGAGTTCACAGGACCTCATTCAGGGTATCACCCTTGCGGGGGTGTTCTTCGACGAGGTTGCACTGATGCCGGAATCCTTTGTCAATCAGGCTACAGGCCGATGCTCCGTTGACGGAAGCAAGTACTGGTTTAACTGTAACCCTGATGGACCGTATCACTGGTTTAAACTTAACTGGCTGGATAAGGCAAAAGAAAAGAATCTGCTTGTCCTGCATTTTACGATGGAGGACAACTTAAGCCTGTCAGAGCGCATCAAGGAAAGATACCGGAACATGTATACCGGTGTCTTTTTTAAACGTTATATTCTGGGCTTATGGGCCATGGCGGAAGGCATTATCTATGATATGTTTTCTGAGGATCGCCATGTTAAAACTATTCTGGAGTACGCCAGGCAGCTGATCGACGGCGGTCGCTTTGTGAGTATTGACTACGGTACGCAGAATGCAACGGTGTTCCTGCTTTGGAATAAGGGCCGGGACGGGAAGTGGTATTGCATCAGAGAATACTATTATTCCGGCCGGGACAAAGGAATACAAAAGACGGATTCAGAGTATGCGGAAGACTTAATCAAGTTCCTTGACGGTACTCCTGCTAAAGCGGTGATTGTGGATCCCTCAGCAGCTTCTTTCATTGCAGAGCTTAACAAACGTGGCTTTACAGTTATTCAGGCGGATAATGATGTAGAGGACGGTATAAGGCTGGTGGCGACGTTGCTGAATACTGAACGCCTTGCGTTTAGCCAGTCCTGCAAAAATACGATCATGGAGTTCGCCTCCTATATCTGGGATCCGAAGGCGACAGAGCGTGGAGAGGATAAGCCGATCAAACAGCATGATCACGCCATGGATGCGGTGAGGTACTTCTGCTATACGATACTGAATAATAAGACCGTGAAAGTCAGAAAGAAATCCGATTATGGATTACATTAAGGAGGTGATGAAATTGTACATATACACGATGCCCCGCGAGAGCTGGGACGAGACGAACCCGGATAAGCAGGCGATCCGCACATTGATTGTAAAGCACCGCCGGGAAGCGAACCGGCTGCGAACCTCTATGAAGTACTATGAGGGAGAGCATAAGATACTGAGGGAGAGCCGCAAAACAAAGCTGGTGTGCAACCACGCAAAGGATATCAGCGACACGGCCAGCGCCTACTTTATTGGCAACCCGATCTCATACAACAGCAAAGAGGATATAACACCGCTCACCGATACCTTTGAGATTGCCGGTGCCGATGAGGCCGACGGAGATAATGGCCTGGACTTATCCGTGTACGGCAGGAGCTATGAGTATATTTACCCAATGGAGGGCGAGACGGATCTGACCATCAAGAACCTGTCGCCGGAAAATACCTTCATGGTCTACGATGATACGATTGAGCAACAGGAGCTTTTTGCTGTGTATTATTACGCAAAGAAGGACGACTCTAATCAGAAGAGGACTATATATGTTGCAACCGTTTTGACGGAACATTATAAGTGGGTGCTTAACATCGAAAATATCGACAGCCTGCAGGCGTTACTTGAAGAGCCAACACCGCATTACTTCGACGAGGTTCCGGTGATAGAATATCTGAACAATAAGCTTGCAATCGGTGACTTCGAACTTCAGATTCCGCTGATCGATGCCTATAACGCGCTGATGAGTGACCGGATCACGGACAAGGAACAGTTTATTGATGCAATCCTGGCGCTGTACGGGGCCATGCTGGGAGATGATGAGGCAAAGGACGCGGACGGCAGGACAGCGGCACAGAAGCTTAAGGAAGACCGTTTAATGGAGCTTCCGAAAGATGCGAAGGCTGAGTACATTACCCGGACATTTGATGAGTCAGGTGTAGAAATCCTCAAAAAAGCTATCGAGCAGGATATTCACAAGTTCAGTCATATTCCATGCATGACCGATGAGTCCTTCGGCGGGAATGTCAGTGGTGTAGCCATGGAATTTAAATTGCTAGGCATGGAGAACATCACAAAGATTAAGACCAGGTATTATAAGCGGGGGCTGAGGAAGCGCATGCGGTTATTCGCGGCCTGGCTGGCAAAGAGCAAATCAGTCCAGGTTGATGTGTCCGGTATAACTCCCACATTTACACGGGCGATGCCGAAAAACCTACTGGAGATAAGTCAGATAGTGGCGAACCTCTGGGGCAAGATCAGTAAGAAGACGCTGCTGTCACAGGTGCCATTTGTCGAGAATGTAGATGATGAAGTTGCCGCAGTGGAAACAGAGGCACAGGAAGCAGCGAAACAGCAGATGGAACTGTTCGGGCTGGGAAGCAATACACCGCCGCCGGACGATGAGGAAGAGCCAAAGAAGAAAAAGCCGGGTGAGGTAGATGAGTAGTGCATCATACTGGGAGCGCCGGAAGGCCCAGCGGATGTTTGAGTACATGCAGTCTGCCGAGGACGCCGCCGATGAGATTGCAAAGCTGTATCAGAAGTCTTCCGGGTATCTCAGTGCTGAACTGGATAAGATCTTCGAGCGGTACAAACGTAAGCACCATCTGACTGATGCAGAGGCTTACAGGCTGTTGAATAGCCTGCATGATAAAACGTCTCTTGATGAGTTAAAAGAGACACTACGGGCCGGTGAGGGCATTGAAAAGGATATTCTGGCGGAGTTGGAAAGCCCGGCATATCAGGCCAGACTGGAACGGCTCCAGCAGCTTCAGAACCAACTTGATCTGACTATGCGTGAGGTGTACAAGCAGGAAAAGGCCAGAAATACCAGTCATTATGTGGACCTTGCCAATGAGGCGTATTACAGGTCCATTTTTGATATTCAGCAACAGACAGGCCTCGGTTTTAGCTTTAATCTTGTTGATCCGGAAGTGATCGATCGGGTTATCAACAGCAAGTGGTCAGGAGCCAACTACTCAACACGTATCTGGCATAATACACAGGCTCTTGCACAGGATTTGAAAGAGGAACTGCTGGTTAATCTGGTTACTGGCCGGACTGACCGGGAGGCGGCTGAAATCATAGCAAATAAGTACGCCCAGGGATCCAGCAACGCGCGGCGCCTGGTACGGACGGAATCCTGCAATCTGGCGAACCAGATGGAGATGCAGTCCTATGAGGAATGCGGGATAGAAAAATACCGGTTCGTGGCTACTTTGGACTTAAGAACATCTTCTGTCTGCCGGAAGTTGGACGGAAAGACCTTTCCTGTGTCAGAACAGCAGCCGGGGAAAAATTGTCCGCCGATGCATCCGTGGTGCCGGTCTACAACGATCTGTGTGATCGATGAGATGAATATGGCAGGAATGACGCGCAGGGCCAGAGATCCGGTGACAGGGAAGACGAATATGGTTCCGGCTGATATGACTTATAAGCAGTGGTACGATAAAAATGTCAAAGGTAATTCAGAAGCCGAGGCAAACGAGAAGATGATTCAGAATCGGTCATCTGATAAGCGGCAGTATGAAAAATACAAGGAAAAGCTGGGGAATAAAGCACCAGAAACCTTTGATAAGTTTCAAAAATTGAAGTATAATGACATTAAGGGATATGAGGATCTGAAAGAAGATGTTGCAGATCAAAAGAAGAAAGAAGGTTTTCTTGAACAGTTAAGTGCTGGAAATATTAACACTAATGTTAAAAAGGTAAAACAGCAGGAACATATCCAGGGAACAAAGAAATGGAAGCAGAGAGTTAAATCTGATCTTTCATTGAAGGGAACCGCACCAGATATGTTTTATAAAAATGTTGATATACAGGAATTAGTCAACAATTTGGCAGGAACAGGAATCTTAAAATTTCATAAGGGACAGCAGTATCCGATTGAGTATGTTACGGTAGACACGGTAATCGGAAAAAGATTTAATTTAGGAACAGGTAAGTATGAGGATACAAAACGCTTGGCAATCCGTTATTCGTCAAAAGGAGTGCATTTGTATCCGGTTAAGGAGGTGTAGACATGTCATATGTACCGAAAATTACCCCTAGGCTCAAAGAGATTTTGAAAAAGGGTGAAGGCGGAGATTTTTTCGATTTGATATTGAAAGACGGAAGGAGAGTCACTTGTAAATTAGACTGTTTGACATATGCAAATAAATCAGATGATGACGATACAGATATTATGGTGGCTTCCGTAGATTACCCAAAAGGCGGAGGAGAATTGTTTGCTGAAGAGGATATAAAAGAAGTGATTTAATACCACCAGTCAGAAAAATTGGCCGGTGGTATTTTTATGGAGGAAAAGATAATGTCTATGTTAGGAATGATAGCATATATGGTATGTGGGATTACTGCAATTTATTATAAGTGGAAGAAGAATACGACAGATATGATATTTTGGCTTTTTCTGGCTTTAATGATAATGATTACAGCAAGATAGCAACGAAAAGTAAGCACGCGGGAATTTCCTGGGTGTTATTTTTATGCCATGGTCCGGGCAATGAACGGACTGGGGCGGAAAGGATAGATATATGAGAAAGACAGGAATTATGGGGATCCCCCCAAAGATGAATTTGCAGTTTTTTGCAGAAAGCGGAGACACTGCCGGCGCGGATCAGGGCGAAGGCGGTGGAGCTGAAAACAGCAATGAGTCTGCCAGTGGCGATCAGGGCAACACAGAGGGTGCCGGAAAAGAGCTAAAAAGTTTCGATGATCTCTTACAGAATAAAGATTATCAGGCAGAGTTTGACCGCCGTGTCCAGAAGGCCCTGGGGACCGCGAAAGAGAAATGGACGGCCCTCATAGACGACAAGCTTTCCGAAGCTGATAAGCTGGCAAAGATGAACAAAGAGGAAAAGGCGGAGTACCTGCGGCAGAAGCAGGAAAAGGAACTGAAGGACCGGGAAGCAGCAATCACGCGCCGGGAGTTGATGGCCGAAGCGAAGAACACACTGGCAGAAAAGAAACTGCCTGTAGGGCTTGCAGAGGTACTCAATTATGCTGATGCAGATTCATGCAACAAATCCATGGCCGCAGTAGAGAAAGCCTTCCAGGAGGCGGTGCAGGCTGCCGTGGAAGAGAAACTGAAAGGCGGTACGCCGCCAAAGAAAGCGCCGTCAGACGAGGGAAAAGACCTTGCAAAGCAGGTTGAAGACCTGATGATGGGCATATAAGAAAGGATGAGAAAAGACTATGGCAATTAACACATTAGCAACAGCAACACTTTTTATGAACACTCTGGACA